TCGTTTTTCAGCAGCTTCATCAGAAAGTGTATGTTGATCAAATACAATCTGTGCAGGAAGTTTAAAGCCCATTGCCTGTTGAACGAGCTTTATTTCTCTATCCCAAAATGCAATTAATAGTTGACGACCATAATCTAATCTTTCAATTAAAGTCCTCAAACTGATGTAGTTATTTGAAAAACCTTGCCCAACTGGTAATCCAGTAAGAGATGGTGGAATACCAAGTCCAGCGAAGATGGCATTTAATATTGGTTTATATTTTTCTTCGCCTAAAAATTGTGCTACATCAGTTGAGGTTTCCTTGAAGTCTAACTCTGGACCCCAAATTAAATCTATAGATCCTCCACCAACATTATTAAGTAACATTTCTGCTAATCGGCTAATAGCAGTTTCTGTTGGTAAAATCTTATGTTCTAATGAACCAAGTTTCCAAACACGAATATGGCTAACAGCACCATCTAAAGCAGCAAGATCAGCAAGTTTCATTTTCTTGAGCATCATAAGATCTTCAAGAATAGAATAAAGCATTGGCTTTGCCCATACTTGCCAATCGTCTCTCTTATAATAAATAGCTACGGTTTTATCTTCTGGCAAAGGAACTACTTTTCCACCATTTGTAGTAGTTACTAAATTCTGAAGTGATATACCAACCATTACCTGTTTTTCAATTTCGCTTTGAGGATTTTTTAACTTTTTACTAATGCTATCTGGAATTCTAACTCCATATCTAAATGAATTAGGTCCAATAAATGGAGCGAGTTCTTCGCCAAAAACATCTATGGTTGAAGGATTATAGATTGTATATCCCCAAGGAATTTCATTCTTATTTGACTTGATTGGATCTCCAACAGGCATATCGGCAGCAAGACCCTTTTGTAAATTTTCTACATCAACATTTTTTAATTTTGCAGTACTTCTTTTTACAACTACATTTCCTGCTCGATAAAGCATATTTAAAATACGCTCAGTTCTTTCAGCACCATTAATTTTTGCAAACCATTCTCTATAAAAATCTTGTATTTTTTCATTAGGATGAACAAGATCAATGCCCTGACAAGCAAACTCTGCCATCATATCTATTACATTACGCACAATGCCAATGCGATCATAAGCTTGCATGCAAGCAGCTATAATCTCTTTATCTATCGTTGGTATAGATTCGCCTGGCCTAAAATAGTCGTAATCTCTTCTGTCAAAAGATTCACGAACTGAAACATTTGGATAGGAAATGTTTTGAAAAGAAGTTCCAGCTACAGTCTTGCTTAAAGAATCAGCATACCCTGATTTTGCTATAGCTTCTTCTTTGGATTTAGGGTCATTTTCATTCCAAGTAACAAATAAAGGCTTATCATTATTTGACATGATTTTTACCTAATCTGATTGTAATCTGATTACTCTAAATTATTGTTACACCGTGTTGGTACAACTACGCCATAACCTGATGTATGTTTTGTTGCCTGTTTAAACCATTCAGGTCCAATATACATTGGCCCTTCTTGTTTTGAAGACAATACAGACGAAGCAAAACCTCCAGCTTGTATATAATCTTCTTGAGTTTCTATCCTTTGAAACATTCTACCAACCATGTTTGCCATTAAAAGGGCAGAATATCTATCTTTTCTAGAACGACTCTTTTTTCCTTCTCCATCACGATTTTCTGGAGTATCCCAACGATCACGGCCAGAACTTGTTTGTGTATGTACGATACTGGCTAGTTCGTCTTTAAGCTCCTCAATATCCATAACGCAATCTTCAAGAGTGTCATACAAATTCGATTCGCCATCTTTTCTTCCTGTGGCTATATCTTCTTCTTCTGCCAAAGTTATAGATACTGGATCAAAGTATGGAAAGAGAAGAACCTTATCTTCCATGTCTTTACGCAATCCATGATTTGCTTCTGCGACCCAATTAGCATCTGCAAAATTAATCATCTGTAAAATATGCTCACCATTTTTATCATCAGTATCTTTTTTCTTAGTTGGATCAATAGTTTTATAAATAGGAATTTCATGTGCTTCTAATCTATTTGGATCTTGAAGACCTTCTTCAATAGCAACGCCACCGCCCTGACTATCAAGGGCAATTCTTTGCATATTTGGAAAAGCTTTAGTGAGATTACGAATTTTTCTACAGCAATAACTGTAAAAATCTTTTTCTTTAGCTATTCCTTTATTCATCTTTGCTTTAAATGTCGCCCTATTAGTTGTCCAACAATAAACTATTCTTCTATGATCTGGATGAAGTGCTAAAACTATAACGGCAAAATTATCTCTTTCAGAAGCAGGGTCGATTGCCATAACATGTTGAACTGCACCATCGCCCAAAAGTGCTGCGTGAAAATTAATTTCACCGCTTGTAGGTAATGCAATCGGCTTTTCTGGACGACCAACAACGCACGACTCTATTAAGCTACGCTTAAAAAATCCATCTGAGTCTGTTGCAAAAGTAGCACCATACTCAATTAAGTAATTGGCTTTAGTGCTATTAATTTTTGCAGAAGATATCTGCTTTGCATCCATGAAACCAAGCGGAAGAATTTCTACTGGAAGACGAATAATAGAATAGTCACGCCAATCAAATCCATCTGGAACTGGTCCTTGAAATATTTCTTCTAATGCCTTCCTATCTCCAGCACTTTCAATAATCCTTTTATAGTTAAACCAAGTTTTATAAAAATGGTTAAAAGCATAATATGCAGTACCAGCCACAATATTTTGGTTACTTCGCAAGACTTTATTTTCTCTTTCGTCATCTTCTTTTGACCACATTCCAAGCTGTTTCATCATCTGAATTCTTGCTTGTCTCTGTACTTTCTGGCTAGGATTAGATGCAACGCTAGAAAAACCTCTAACTACATTTTGATAAATGTCTTCACGAATAGATGCAAATTCATCGCATATAGTATAATTGGCTCGCTGACCTCTGACCTTCTCACCAGTACCCAATGGCAAAGCCATTGCAACACTTTCACCAACAATCATTTCACAACGATCTATATCTCTTCTTGGGCCTTGATCTCGATTATTTCTTCCTTTTCCTATACCGCACAAATCTCTATAAATAACTCCGTTAGCCCATAAGCCTTCCATGTATTCAAATATAACTTTACTCTGCCTAAACACTTTGCCGATAATTGCAATCTTACATCCCTGTGTAAATAAAAGACGAAGCATCGAATATAACGCAAGGATATAACTTTTACCACTACCACGACCAGCAATGATCATTGGGAATGGGCGTTTCCATAGTTCTTTAAGTATGATGTGCTGAAATGGAAATATATCTATTCCAAAAAGAAGCTTACAAGTAAAAGGAAAATAATCTGGATTACGAAGTATTTTTAATAATTGAACAGCCATTTCTTCTTGGTTATTAAATACAATATCTTTTAACGGATGAATTATATCTAACGGAAGTTCAATTTTGCTTTCTATTTCAGAAAGATCGGAGTCTGGGCGAATAGCAAGTATTTCTTTTTCAGAAAGAAGCCAAGCTCTATCAATTATTTTGTTCAGCTTGTCTTGGTTGCTCATTTTCAATCACTCGCTTAAATATGGATGAAGCTATAGTTTTACCATGCTTTCCTGCAAAAATAATTTTTACCTTATATTTAATTTCAATTTCTAAAAGCCTCTTGAGCAAAAAAAATGGATTAAGCTTAACATTTTTTCTTTTCCAAGGTGGAACACTAGATCCTTTTGGGTAAGCTATCAAGTCTTCCATATTAAACTCAAAGATCATGAATGCATATTTAAATGCTTCCATTCTCTCAAGCTCACGCTCAAATCTGTCTTCTACTAGATTACTTGCAAGTTCAGCTATACAGCCTTTTCTTTCTATAGAAAGTAAATGCTCATATCCTTTAATAGAATAATCTCCGGTCTTAAGACCTTCGATTACTGTTCCTTCACAAGAACTGCCAGTTGTAAAATCCCAGCCATTTTGCTCTCTAGTGTCACGAATCACTACATACTTTATTTCCATTAATGTCGCTCTCAACCATGTCTTGAACTAAGTCCTTAAAAGAGTAGGTTGGTTTCCACTTTAAGATTTCCTGTGCCTTATTGGAAAGCCCACGAAGAGCATCAACCTCAAACGGACGCATAAAAGTATTACTTATATCAACATGATTTTTCCAGCTTTTTATTCCTGCAAATGAAAAAGCCTCTTGCAAGAAGTCTGCAACTGAATGAGTTTGTCCAGTAGATACTACATAGTCGTCTGGCTTATCTGCTTGCAACATTAAATACATAGCTTTAACATAATCTTTTGCATGCCCCCAGTCTCGCAAAGAATTAATATTACCAAGAGTAAGCTTTGACTTTATTTGTCCAGATAAATATTTTCCTATCCAATTAGTTATCTTTCTAGTGACAAACAACTCTCCTCTGCGTGGAGATTCGTGATTAAATAAAATACCAGAACAAGCAAATATCTTATGGGCGGTTCTATATATATTTACAAGATTATGTGCTCCATACTTGGCAACAGCATAGGGCGAATTAGGAATAAAGTGAGTGTGCTCATCTTGAAAAGCATTTAACTTTAAGAAATCTTCTCTGCTAATCGCAGTTTTAGACTCTAATCTATCTCCAGCCTTATCTATATAACTAAAACATGACCCATACATTTCACTTGTTGAAGCCTGATAAAATTTAGAAGATTTACTGTACTTCACAATAGCATCAAGAATATATAAAACGCCCTTCAGGTCAACTTCCAAGGTGTAAGCTGGCTGATTGAAAGATTCGCCCACATGACTCTGTGCAGCCAGATTGTAGATCTCATCGGCAGCTACATCTTTGATAATTGTATAGATAAACGCTGGATCAGTTACATCGCCCTCGGTCAGTTTTAAGTTCTTGTTGTCTAGCAGGGAAGAGATTCGCCCAAGAGTATTTACAGAACAACGGCGGGTGACCCCATATACTTTGTACTTCTTACTTAGTAGTAGTTCAGCTAAGTACGACCCATCTTGCCCATTAATGCCAAATATGATTGCTTTCTTAGCCATTTTTTTGTTCCTCCGGTATTAGTACGGGAGAGTCCTGAGATCCATCTTCAAATGTGTGAGGGGCGGTAAGCCTTTTATATTCTCTGTCTGTAGCCATCTTCATAATTTCCATCTGTCGCCCAAGTATTTCCCTCTCTTCTGCGTCTGCCAATTTTTTAATAACTGCCAGATATGTCTCTTTAGAGGACTCAATACGGGTAACACGCTGATCCCTAGTGGCCTTCAAATCTTTAAGCAACGCCTGATGCTTCTCTTCTAGCTTAATATATTCTGTAGAGCGAGCCTGTTCAGAGGCTTTAGCTGCTTGTATTTGTGTCTCTACATTTAAAAGGAATGTGCGGTCTTCGTCCGTCATCTCTGCTGGTGAACTAAATCTGGCAAGGAAGTCAGACTGGAGTTTACTCAATCGGGCGATATCCTTTGAGGCGTTCCGCTTCGCTTTGGCATTGCGATGCATCATAATCTCAAACTTAATCACCAAAAAGATTTGAGTCTCTTCGGTCACCAATACATCTTCCCTGAACTGGTCTATGTACTTTGTATATTGCTCTTCAAAATATTCAAGCTCGTCAGGGTCGAACTCATCACGGAGTTGTTTCCAAGCTTTGCTGTTTCGCAGACTTTTCCTGTCTGGATTAACAAGCGTATCTACATATTCTTGAACAAGCTCTAGCGGTTTGTTTATTTGAGAAGAAATATCATCGGGCGATAACACCTCGAAGTTTTTCTGAATAAATTCCTTGTCCGTTTTATTGAGCTTTTTTCCTGCCATAAATTAAATCTCTTAGGGCGATTTCTAGTTTAACACGCTTGGCTTTTGGTACAGACTCGCCAGCTTTTATACGCAAATAAATAGAGCGTAGCTCTACTGATAAATTTTTATCTATCAAATCTCTGGCCTCAGTTAATGTAGCTTCATCTATTATATTGTGTGAGTGCCTAACTGATTTTTCATTTTCATCAGACAAATTCTGAATGTCCAACGGACGCATTAAATTCTGCTTCGATGAATTACGCTTTTTCCAAGCAGCATACTTAGTGCACACAGAACCATCTGGATGTTTACCATATTCAGCACATATTTTGCAAGGAGGATCAGTCCGGTGGTATTTATCACGCTTGAAGTTAATCAAGCGATTTTTGATATGTGAATATAAGAAGTTTTCTAAGGGGCGACTTGGATCGTATCGTGGTAATGCTTCTAGTCCGAATATATAAGCTTCCTGCCTTATGTCATCACTATCAAAGTATCCAAAAGAAAATGTTTGGGCAAGAAGGGCGACAGCCTTATTCATAGCTGCCATCACCTGTTCTTCAGTCAGATCGTGGGGGTAATTCATCAGGTTTTACCATAGTGTTAGCTTCTATCCGCTTCACAGCTTCCTCTGGATTAAGTTCCTCAACTTCCGTAATTTCCTTATCTACCTTTTGGGCGAGTTCTTCACTAGCCGTAACCTTAATTTCTGTTTCAATCTTATTCATGTTGTTCTCCTTGGTACATTCTTTGTATTATAAGGGCGATCCACCGGAAATTACCATAGGAAATTTATGATCGACCCTAAGATACGCTCCCTCATTCATGACTTTGTTCTCAAGAATCAACACTTGATGACATTGACCCAAATGACTCAAGCTGTCAATCGCATCCTCATGATAGATATATGCGAAGAAACTCTAAGAAAAATCATCGGCGGGAAAATGGAAAGAAAGCAGGGGCGACCAAAGAAGTTTGGGTAATACATATGAGGAAAGTCTGGCTTGGTTAGTGGGAACCGCCCCCCCACCGGGCCAGGACCAGGCTGCCAAACTGGCAGTTTGAAAAAACCCCCTATCTTAACACGGGAACGAGCCTGCCAAACTGGCATAAAAAAATTTTTTTAAAAAAAGTATTTTTACTATTGTTTTTTTCCCTGCAAGCCGATACATTATGTACATGGCAAGCGAATGGTTCGCAAGCCAAAACAACTATCGAAAGGATTTATATCATGTGCGACTTCAACCTTATCACCCGTAAGCTTATTTCCGCTGCAAACAAAAAGGTATGCTATCAAACGGCTTGTGATATCGCTCAGGAAGCTATCTTGGCTTGTCTTCAAGACTGGAACGAAGAGAAGGGTATAGCAAAAGAAAAGTTTGTATGGGTTTGCTATCGTAATAAACTGGCAGATCATTTGCGTAAGGTATATACCCGTAAGGCTAATAGCCTTGACTATTATGCCGATAATGCCGATGGTAACAATCTTGAGATAGCTGGTAGGGTAGGAAATAGTTGGGATATGCTAGTATCCCACCTTCAAGAATGCCTTGAAGAATCCATCATTACTCAAGATGAGTACAATATCCTTATCCTTAAAGGGATGGGGGAAG